TAGATTGTACATATCCATGGGTCCTTTGAGATATGCAAAACATTCACTCAGAACACCATGAAGTAACATTGATTCTTGGTATTGAGATAAAAATGTGGTTGTTGTGTTATCAAAATGAGGAGGTGTTACAATATAATTAAGTTGTACACCGTATGCAATGTCTGGAATTGGTGCAACAACAATAGTTGAATCATCCCAATTGGCATAATATTTAGGCTTACCAGTAGCATTAGAAGAATTAAATTCAGCATATGGACCAGTTAATCAAATTGGTCAAAAAGGTACAGGTAAATTACAAGGCGCGAATACATCGCCAATGGCTAATGCACAATTAGGCAATCCAGAAAGTGGAACAGGTAAATTTAATAGCTTAGAAGAATCATCTCATGCTAGCTTATATGGACCGTTCAATACTCAAGGAACTAAAGGTACCGGTACTATTCCAGATACATTAGGAAACATTCCACCAGAAATAGAATTTTAAGGATAACCGATGAGTAAGTTTGATCATAATAAATGGATAAAAGACTTTAAGAGTGCTAGATTTTTAAACGAAGCTCGTAAACCAAAGTCATGGGACTCACAATTTGCTATGAGTGCAATTGAAGCTTATGAAGCTGGTGATATAGATGTCAGCGATCCAAATTCAGTTAAAAAATGGGATAAGGAATATAATGGAGGAATAACTCCAAATCCAGCATTTGAAACTGCTGAAATTATTAATTATGCTATTGAGACTGGTAAAAAGCCAGATGGGAAGCCTTTTCGATTTGGCTTAAAGCCAGATGGGTCTAAAATGAATGAAGCGCCTCAATCAGAATTTGGTATTGAAGATGCTCCTGATTTACAAACTGAATTAGCAAGTTATATTGAAGAAGTTGAGAGAGTAGCAGAAGAAGTTCGTGATCTAGAACAATTTGTAGCAGGTGGTATTGATCGTTACGAAGACGAAACAGGTGACCTGCGCGTATCACAATTAAGAAATCAAGCAGCGAGATATATTCAATCATCAGAAAAAAATCTGGACGGATTATTAAAAGCATTGAATCGTGCACAAAAAGGAAATGCATAATATGAAAAAGTGGGAAAAACAATTAATGAATCATATCCTAAATGAAAAGTATTTAGGAGAAGATGAAACGCCAAAAATGCGTAAAGAAGATAAAAAAGCGTTTTTAGAGGCAGTCGGTAATTATCATAAGTTAAGTGAAATGGTATATAGAAATGCTACACTACAAGAGGTTACTGAAACATTGGGAAATATTGTGCAACAAGCAGAAGCATTGACATTACAAGAATCAGAACATTGGTTTGATAATATGACTGTATCTCGTCATATGAAACAAATGAATGAAGCTTACAAAGTATTTGAAAAGACAGCAAAAGAAATGACAGGTCTTCAACAAAGGCTAGAATCTGCTTATGATGATATGGGTACTGTGTTGAATAGATATTACAAAGTCGGATCATCTATTTCTGAAGATTCTTATACAGTTGGCGTTGATGATGGCAGAGCTGGTGATTCAGTCGACTTTCCTGG